ATATTCAGTTTAACCATGTAACGGTTTTTACCGTGTAACACTAAAGAGGGGAGTGTGCAATGGCTAAAATGGATTTAAGCCCTGCCGATCGAGGTAGGCAAATCGCTTCAAGAAAAGCAGCCGGATTAATTCAATTCGGAACAGACGCACAAATTCAAGCAGGAACCAGAGATGATAGAGCCGTATCTGTCAAAGGCATGTACGACAATCTCGATGAAGTGCTTGAAGCTAAAGGTAAAATCCTTTACGCAGATGTCACTCTTACAAGCGCACAAGTCAAAGCACTAGCCGCAACTCAGATAGAGCTTGTCGCAGCTCCCGGAGCCGGCAAAGCCCTTATGTTTCATAGCGCACTTTTAAAACTAGATTACGGTGGAACTAACGCTTTTACTGAAAGTGGCGTCATTTTTGCAATTAAATATACCGATGATTCAGGTGTTCAAGTTTGTACACAAATTGAGGCTACAGGTTTTATCGACCAAACAGCAGACACTTACACAAATGCTGTAGCTAGCGCAAACGCTATTGTCGCAGCCACAGGCATTGAAAACCAAGCCCTTGTCCTTGACAATATACACAGTGGCGAAGTCGCAGGAAACGCAGCAAACGACAATACCTTGGTAGTACGCATTTACTACTCTGTCGTAGCGATTTAAGGGGGTCAAAATGGCTGTAGACTATAGACCCAAGATCATTCTTGATCCAAATGGCCAGCCTTTTAGCGAGCAAGTGATCTTTTGGTCAGCTCGCTTCTCAAAAGAAGGCGGTTCAAATGTTACTATCAATGCTTACGCAAAAGCCGGCCTGGATGAAACAACAGCCGGATGGCGTATAGCGCAAAACACCTACGATGCACAGGGTGATGTTATTGCTACAAAATACGCAGATGGAAGAGCAGACTTCCTTCATGTGTACGATAATGGCGACCAAGTAACAATTACGGCTGCTACAAAAGCAAATCCGGCAGTTATTACAGTAGACGCTACGGCATATGCAGGCGGTGACGCAGACGATATTGCCAATGGCGATATTATAGAAATTGACGGTGTAGTAGGCATGACAGAGCTTAACGACAAGTTCTACAAAGTTGCCAACTGGAACAGTGTAGCAAAAACTTTTGAGCTTACTGATCTTGATGGGAATAACATCAATTCAACAAGCTATACTACATATACATCGGGTGGAGAAGCCCATAAAAGGACATATAGTAATTACACTTTTAGCTAGGAGTTAGCAGATGCCGAACTATAAACCTTCCGCAACTGAGAACATCCTACGGCTAATCGGAATCCATACAGTCCATAAGTCAAGAGATCCTTTGCCGTCAGATACTAATTATGGTGTTCCAACTCTTTGGGTCAATGACAGCTCGGAAAAAGCCTTTATCCTCATTTTGGATGACGGGTCTGCAGGAACTTGGCTAGATCTAGGGGAAGCTCCATTCCCCAGAAATTTTGATAATTTTTACGATGCTTCTCTAGCCCCTCCGGTGGCTTCTGCCGGGGATTCTTACATCTTGGGTAATCAGACACCGGTGGACGCAGGATGGACGGCTGTAGGGGCTACAAATGACGATTACGTAGAGTATACAGGAAGCTCTTGGGTAGACTATACGCCCCAAGTTGGTCAAATTTCCTATTCCAACGATCTTACGGACTTTTATATCTACGATGGTTCGGATTGGATTAAGCTTTCAGGCTCGATTTCGGCACTAACCTATACCAGCGATTCTAGAAATCCCAACACCTCGGATAATAGCTATACAGTCCCTACATTGTGGATAGATACAAGTTCGGATACCGGCTATTTGCTAACCGATGTAACAGCTTCAATCGCTACATGGATTAAACTATCAAACAACCAACTTGGAGACGCTCAGGACAGTGTTAAATCTATTGCCACATCAACTGCCCCTCCTCCTACTGAGGTTAACGGAGATCGCTACATACTGGATAGTTCGGGTGCCCCTGATGCCGCTTGGGATGGAGCTTCACAAGGCGATATTGTTCAATATGATGGAGCTTCTTGGGTAGCTTTTACCCCAACTGAGGGTACTTTTTGCGAAGTTGAGGACGAAGATACCGTTTACATCTTTATCACTTCATGGGTAAAACTTTTTCAATATACAGGAGCCAGCTTCACTACAGATGGCGGCAGCGCAACTCCTTCAGACGCAGGTGTACTTGGCATTGTCGGAACAGCAGCGCAAGGCATTTTGACAGCCGGAACCGGCAATAATGTAATTGTGACAGCCAATGACGCTACAACAGCTCAAAAAGGCGTATTGGAAACAGCAACAGACGCAGAGGCAATTGCCGTAACAGCTACTGATAAAGCTTTAGTTCCCGGTAATGTAGCTCCACTACTAGCAGAGCCTCCTGCAATAGGTGGAACAACACCTTCTAGTGGCGCATTTACCGATTTAAGCGCAACAGGAGCCTTTAAGCTCTATGATACGGACGATTCAAATACGGTAAATTTAGTATGGAATGAAGACGATAGCTCAGACCGAACAGTAAATTTAACGGTTGATGCCGCAGACAGAACTTTTGCTCTACATGGAAATTTGACCGTTGAAGCAGCTTCTTTGCTCAACCAAGATCTTACTACTGACGCTAACCCAAGTTTTGCAGGGCTTACACTTACCAGCACTCCATTAAATGTTGCCAGCGGTGGAAGCGGAAGAGCTTCTCATACAGCCTATGCGGTTCTTTGCGGTGGAACCACAGCCACAGGAGCCCAGCAGTCTATTGCAAGTGTCGGAAATTCAGGACAAATCCTAACCTCGAACGGTGCAGGAGCTTTGCCAACATTTCAAACAATACCGGCTGCAACGGACGTTTACGACAATACTTTTAGAATTCTTGATGATGTAGACAACACAAAAGAAATTGCTTTTGAGGCAGCAGGCATTTCAACCGGCACTACAAGAACAATTACAATGCCGGATAAGAATGTCAATCTCGCAACGGCCACTACTACGAATGAAGGGATTGTTTCAGAGCTTGCAACAGACGCAGAAGCGCAAGCAAAAAGCGATACTTCAAGAGTCTTGACACCTAGCAACCTTGCAGCCCTCGATGCCAGCGATACTGCAAGCGGTCTTGTAGAACTCGCAACAGATGCTGAGGCGGTAGCTGTAACAGCGACAGATAGAGCCGTAACACCTGCTAATTTAGCAGCCGTATTTCCAGAGCCTCCAGCTTTAGGTGGTACGACAGCAGCAGCAGTAACAGGGACTACAATTACAGCCAATACTAAATATGCGACAGATGGGGACAATGATTGTGATATCGGAGACAGCACAAATGCTTTCAAAGATATTTACATGCAAGGGAACTTGTATTTCGACAATGACAACTCTAGAACGCAAGCGCACTATTGTTGGGTTCCACTGCTAGTTGCTAATCCATCATCAGTAGCAAGTGTAGATTTCGACTTATCGTCTTATACGGCTTATGATCGCTTTAAAGTTGTTTTTCATAGTGTACTACCATCTTCCAACGGACGTGAAATTTACATGCGAACCTCAACTGATGGTGGATCTACTTGGGATTCTACGGCAGGTAATTATTATGGATGTACAGAAACAGTTTTTGCAACATCACAAACTCAAAAAGGGTCTATTGCTACAGGGTCTGAAACATCAATGAGAATAGCAGATGTAAACAGAAATAACTCAGGGGGAACCTATGGTGAGTTATTGATTTTTGATCTTGCGACCTCTTCTCGATATACTCATGTTCAAGGACACTTTGGTATGGTAGATTCTTCCGGAACTCCACAAATAAGAAGAGTCTCAAGCTCATGGGTGAGGCAAGCATTCCAGACCGATAATGCAATACAGTTTTATTTCAGTTCGGGAAATATAGCGTCCGGAAAAATCATCGTTTACGGTCAAACTAATATCTAAAGGTTTTAAAATGCAAAAACTTGTCAATGGCAAAAAAATATATTTGACAGAAGATGAAATTGCCGCTTTTGAGGAACATAGAAAATTACAAGAGCGTGAACGTGCAAAACAAGAAAAGCAATTTGAAGCTCAATGTCTAAAAGAATGTCAAATCTTAAGAGATTCCGGTCTGAAAAATGATGCGATAGCTCTCTTAAGACCTGACCTTAAAAGCTATCTTGGAATAAGAAAGAAAGTTGGAAAGGTGTAAAAATTATAATGTACAAAATCACAAATGGCGTTCGTGTTTCACTGAATCCAAGCGAAGTTAAACAATACGAAGCACTAAAGGCGCAAGAAGAACTAAGAAAGCACGAAGAAGAGCGTATAACTGCCGTAATGGAAAAAGTTTTTTCCCTGCAAGATGACGGTCTTTCCGAAAAAAGCATTAAAATTATACTTCCCGAAGCGGTAGAAGTTTTTCAAAGTAAAGAATACGTAGAAAGAAAACGTCACAAAGAACAGATAAAACTGGAACTCATTGAAGCGCAAAAAGCCGAAGAGGAAGAGAAACAAGCTAAAAAAATAGCCGAATTGCAAGCAAAAATAAAACTCCTCAAGAGAAGTGGCTATGACGAGGACGCTATAAAAATTATTTTGCCAGAAACTGAAGCTTTATTTAAAGTTAGTGAAGAAAGTACAAAAAGAGTCGGTAAAGTCTCAAAGTGAAAGAAATGACCTATCTTACTATTTTATCTGTCCTAGCAGGAGCAGCCATCCTGACTGTTACAGCCAACAAAGTTTTTAAACTTGAAGATGACAACCAGCTCGAAGAGCTTGTTGAAGATATGATTGAAAAAAAAACAGGAATGGATGTAGACTTGTCGCCTGATAGCAAAGAATAGACCTATTCGCTACTTGCGTTGTTAGCATTAAGATCTTCCCGACATGAAAATGTCGGGTTTTTTTTTGCCAAAAAAAAACCCTCTCCAAAAAAGAGAGGGAAAAACAAAATGAAACAAATGGCATGAAACTGTTTTTATCAATTTTATTTTTTTTCTGCCATGATCTTATGCAATTTTATCATCTCCTCGATCAAGGCTCTAAATTCTAAGGGATTTTTCACATAAAGATTCAAGTCTTGCCGATACTTGAATTTTAACATTAGTTTGTAGCCATCCCATCGGCCAACTTTAGCGGATTGTATAGAGTCTAACTCCTCTAGATGAAAATTATAGTCCATACAACCCCCCTTTAGTCGGATTTAGCCGGATGCTTGCTCATAGGCAAAAACTTTCAGGCTCTTTTCAAAATCTTCTTGCCTTTTGGCAATTCCATTCAAAAGCTCATTTTCGCTTTTTCCTGACTTTTTTAACAAATGGCAAATAAATTTTTTGAAGTGTGGCGTGTCTTTTTGGCTATGGTAGTACTCAGAAGCTTCCAAACTTAACTCAACTTCTTTAGGTTTTGTTTTGACAGGCTGGACAGCTTGAACCGGCTCTTGTTGAATTGCCCCTTGCAAATCTGCGTCCACGTCATCATCTGTTACAATGCCCAACAAAGACGATAGCGCATAGCGTCTGTAATAGGTGATTTTTGCGCCTAAACTTTTTTCATCATTTGTCTGCTCAATAAGCATAGAAGACCGTAGCCACTGTCCGGAATTATGAAAAACGGTAGTAACTAACAATCTCCTTTGATTCTCTTGCGTCTGTATGCCGTGAGACACGCAAAGGCCGTTTTCAGATAAAGGCTTTCTAATTTGTGTCATAATTGTGGCAAGGTCTGCGTATTTATACTTGATATTGTAGCCTGATTTAGCCCTGATATTGACTTCTTTATCTTTTTCAATCGTGCCAACTTGCCCTTGAAACTTAGAAAGGGCAGTAGCAATCTCGTTAATGTTTTCTGAAAATTCGTTCATTTTGTTTGCCTTGTTTTAGTTTTTAGTCCTTAGACTGATTTTCTCGCTTTCAATAACCTCTACTCCTGCAATATTGCGTATTCCTCGCTTTATGGCTCCCTCGATAGCTTTTTTATCGACTGTCAGGTATTCAGCAGGGATTGAGCCGGTGTCAGAGATCTTGAAATCAAAGGTCTTCTCTATGCTTAAATTGCCCTCATCGGATTCAAGCTTTGAAAAATCATCAGAGTTTTTTCTGTAATCGGATAGTTTTTTTACCAGTGAATCTTCTATTGATTCGAGCTTGTCAGTGTAGCCATCGACCAGCTTCTTTAATGCCTTTTGAAAATCAATGTGTGGACGAACAATTTCTTTTCTAAGTTCTTCTAATCGTTTGCTTAGTTTTCTGGACTGACAAGCCATTTCCAAGGCTGTTTTTGCTGCGTTTCTGTTAGCTACTGCAAAATTTTCAGCAGTAGCCTCGATATGGTGTACATTTTTTTCAAGTTTCAAAAGATCATCGTTTTCTCTATCAGATATTTCAAATATTTGCCTGCTATTGTCCGGCTCTTGCGCTAACGCCATATAGTCAATCATAGTTTTTCCTCGATGTAGTCGTGAGCGTTTTCAAGAATCCATTCTCTGCGACAAGACATTGTGCAAAAAATTAAATTTTTATCTAGCCCACATTCAAAAAATTTGTTATCAGAATCAAATAACTCCTTGCAATGCGAACATTCTAGCCAGCGATAATCATAATTATAATAGCTATCATAGAATGAATCGCTCATAGGCGTAATCTCATAGTTTTTTTTCATCTATAGCTTCCTTTAGGCTCTCATTTTTTTGAGAGCCTTTTTTGTATTCAGATTGAGTCTCGTAAATTCGAATTTGCTCTAGTAAATTTTGATAATCACGAGCAGCTAAAGAAGAGATTTTAATATCTAATGGATAAACCTTGATTGCTTCTTTGAGAAGCCTTGCAGCCAGTTTCCAGTTGCAATCTTTTGACGCTTGCCAAGCGGCATTGCGAAAGTCTGAGCATGTCTTCATTTTGTACCCCTAAAATGTTGACTATAAGTTGCGTAAAGTTCAAAGCTTTTTCAAACAAAGAAAGCGAACTATACCAAAGCGGTTATTTTATCGCAATAAAAAGGTTAAGTTCTATGCTATTAGCAAAAAAAAAGCAGACTTTCACAAAGGCTGTATTTTCAA